ATTGACACTGTGGGTAACGTGCAGGTTCAAGCCGGTGCAGTTATGCCTTATGCGCCAGCACCCACATCAATTGCTGCCGCAACTACGTTGACCAATGCCCAAATCCAAGGGCAAATAATCAACACCACTGGTACAACTTATACGGTAACAATGGCTTTAGGTACAACGTTGGAGACATTGGCTACGTGGGCAACAACCAATATTGCGTATGACTTCTATGTTGTCAATACAGCATCAGGAACAATCACACTGGCTGTAAACACCGGCGTGACTTCAGTTGGAACATTAACTGTTTTAACAGGTGTGTCTGCTCAATTCCGTATTCGCAGAACAGCGGCAAATACATTTGTTCTTTATCGTTTGGGATAACAAGGAGTAATTTATGTCAACCACTTGGTATATTGACCAACTTCAGCGAAATTTATCTGATGGCTTGGTTACAACCGCATATTGGCGTTGTACTGTCGTAGATGGCGATTTGTCGGCAAGCACTGCTGGTGCAATAGGTTTTGAGCGCGGTGAAAGCTTTACGCCATATGAAGAACTCACAGAAGAGCAAGTACTTGATTGGGTTAAGCCTAAACTGGATGTTTCTGATATTGAATACGGCCTTCAGTCGCACATTGACGCAAAGAAAGCTCCCGTAACTGGAGCAGGCGTGCCTTGGTAAGGGGATACAAATGACAGTAGTAATTGATGGAACAACAGGCATTACAACCCCCGGTCTAACCGACACAGGCGCTTCTGTAATCACTGTTACCGATAACACCAATGCCGCCTTGCGTGTTACTCAACTTGGTACTGGCAACGCAGTGTTAGTTGAGGATTCAACTAATCCAGATTCAACACCTTTTGTAATTGACGCAAATGGAAATACGGTTGTTGGGTACACATCAGCAACAACCACTGTTACTGGCCAAGGCACAGTTACTCCAAAACTTCAAGCGCATGGAACAACTGATAGCACAGCAACTGTTGGTCAATATGGGTGGAGCAACACAATCCCTTATTACGTCTTTAATAGATCAGCCGGGGCTATCGGTACATACACTGCGCCCACCGCTACTACACCTATTGGTATTGTTTCTTTTGATTGTGCCGATGGAACTTCTTTTGTAACTGCTGCTGAAATAAGGGGGTCATCAGATAGCGCAATAAGCACAGGAATTGTCCCCGGAAGATTAACATTTCATACAACAGATACAGGAGGTTCGTTTTCAGAGCGTATGCGTGTTACTTCTACTGGAGTGGGGATTGGGGTTGCAACTAGCGCTTATCCACTTTCAGTTTCAGATGGGATTGAAGTTATGTACATTCAGCCCAGTAGTTCTGTTACAAATATTGCCGCAGTTAACACACCTTTGGCGTTTTTTGCTGCTAACTTAGAAGCAATGCGTATAAGCACTGGCCTTAATTTAGGTATTGGCCTTACTTCACTTACTGATGTTGGCTCATTAGAGATTAGGGCTGGCACGACAGCGGTTGCTCCTATTCTTTTGAACGCGGGTACAAACTTAACAACCCCTTATGCTGGCGCAATTGAATTTGACGGCAATGTGTTTTATGCAACATCTGACACGACTTCTGGAAGAGGTTTTGTTCCAACCCGTCAATATTTCAGACGGACTACAGATGCCACAGCTTTTGGCCCAGCCATTGCAAACTTCTTTGGTACGACTTCTGGCGTATCGTTAGACACAAGCACGTTCTATGAAGTTGAGTACAACCTGTATTTCACCAAAACAACCGCTGGTACTGTGACATTTACACTGACATTTTCAAATGCACCAATCAACTGTGATGCAAACTATGTTGGAACTCCTGTTGGCGGCGTGGGTACTGTCGGTACTTCCCAGACTGCGGCACTCGTAAAGTCAACTGCGGCCGCAAGTGCGCTACCTGCAACCGGTTCTTTGACAACTGCGGTCAATCATCAGTACACGGTTAGAGCTATCTTCCAAGCAAATGCAACAACAGGCGGTACATTGAACTTACAAATAACATCCAGCGCGGGTACAGTCACACCGTTGACTGGCAGTTATTACAAAATCACACGTTTGCCAGCAGCCAACACTGGCGCATTTGTCTAATCAGGAGCAGAACATGAACGAAATCAAACTTTCAACCAACCTTGTCAACGCCATCCTGCAATACTTGGGTACAAAACCCTACGCAGAAGTATTCCAGCTTGTGGATGCCGTCCAAAAAGAAGCCAAAACCCAGCAAAACGTGGATAATCCACCTACAGCATAAGGAGCAGCCATGAGCAGCACATATTCAAATAGCCTGCGGGTCGAGCTTATCGGCACTGGCGACCAAGCCGGTACGTGGGGGGCGACCACGGACAATAACTTTGCCTACATATTTGATGCGGCAATTGCGGGATATCAGGCAGTTACAGTTTCTTCCGCTTCGCAGGCCTTGACTTATGTGAACGGGCCGTCTTCTGTTGCGGCGCTGAACCAGTCTGTTTATGCCATTTTGAAATTCAACAGTGCGGCTGCGGCATCTAGCATTTATGCGCCTCCTGTATCCAAACAATACATCATTTGGAACAACACCAGCTACACCATCACAATTTATAACTCTACGGTAATCGGTAACACAACCGCCGCTGGTTCTGGGGTTGCTATTGTGGCTGGCGATAAGGTCATGGTTTGGTCTGATGGCACAAGCTTTTACTCCCTCAGCGCCGCCGCACTCACATCTACTTTAGGAATTTCCAAAGGTGGTACAGGGCAGACCACAGCCAATGATGCGTTCAACGCCTTGGCTCCAGCGCAAACAACAACTACCACTGTCAACAAATATCTAAAGTCTAACGGCACAGACACTGCTTGGGATTCGGTAAACCTAGGCTCTACTTCCACTGTCACTGCCGGTAGTTTTGTGGTGGGTACGACCTACACAATCTTGACTGTAGGCACAACAAGCTTTACTTCAATTGGTGCTGCTTCTAACGCTATTGGAGTGGTGTTTACTGCAACTGGTGTAGGTTCTGGAACAGGTACAGCCACCCTTGCGGATTATGTTGGCTTGCTTCCCGTGACTGCTGGCGGTACTGGGGTCACAACTTCAACAGGTTCTGGCAGCCTTGTTTTATCTACAAGCCCCACGCTTACAACCCCAACACTTACAACACCAACAATAAATTTCCCAACACTTAATTACTTTACGTTTGATACGTACGGAAATATTAAAGCGCTTTTTGAAACCGCAACTATTACCGCTTCTGCGCCAACATCAACAACAAACTTCAACATATCTACGCAAGCAGTCCAATACTACACAAGCAATGCTACGACTAACTTTACCTTGAATTTTAGGGGCGCTGCTACGGCCACGATATCTGCTGGTAGCTTTGTTGTTGGGACTGTGTACACCATCTTGACTGTGGGTACCACCGACTTCACTGCAATTGGCGCTTCCTCAAATACGGTAGGTGTCATCTTTACGGCGACAGGTGCGGGGTCTGGATCAGGCAATGCCACAACAGGTTCACTGAACAGCATTTTGTCTACAGGACAGTCTGTTACTTGCACATTGCTTGTAACAAACGGAGCAACTGCATATCGCCCAACAGCGTTTCAAATTGATGGGTCGGCAGTTACACCTAAATGGCAAGGAGGTTATACGCCAGTAACTGGTAACGCTAGTAGTATTGATGTGTACACATTTGCTATCGTTAAAACAGCGAGCGCAACGTACACAGTTTTGGCTGCACAAACACAGTACGCATAACCATGCCTATCCTATCTTCACTTGGCGCGGCTTCTTCAAAGGATTACGGTTTTCGTAACGTGGTGACTTTGAAGCTTGCCATCGCAGCCAATCAAACTGACCTGAATCTAAGAACGTATGCTTTAGCAAACGGCTGGACTACCGGGCTGTTTCTTCAAGTGACTGTTAATTCTGGTATCTACATTCTTGCAAGTTCCACAGCAACGCCTGCACTGACTGTCAGTGGGGCATTTCCACAAGGCGTACGCTTGATAAATGAGGGATACATCATTGGTTACGGGGGCAAGGGGGGTGCTGGCAGTATTAACTCTAATGGCGGCGCTGGTCTTGCTGGAGGTTCAGGTATTACCGCTTCTGCTAATTTGTTTGTCGTAAATAATGGCACGGTTGGTGGCGGAGGTGGTGGCGGTGGCGGTGGTGCGGGTTCAAACTACGGCGATCTTTACGGCGGTGGCGGTGGCGGTGGCGGTGCTACTTATGGTGCTGGTGGTGCTGGCGGTAGTGGTACAGGGCCGGGTACGGGCACAGGAGGGCCGGGGGGCGCTGCTACCCTAAGCACTGGCGGAACGGCTGGTGCAAGTAACTATGCTAAAGGCGGTGTTGGTGGTGGCTGGGGAACGGCTGGTGGTAGCGGGACTAACGCCAACGGTGGATCGGGCGGCGCAGGTGGCGCGGCGGGTAACTATTTAACCGGTAGCTCCTACGTTGTTTGGGAAGTAACCGGAACGCGGTTGGGCAACGTCTCATAACGGTGAAATGAAATTGACCCGATCTCAATCCTCTTTGCTGCAAATGCTTGTGTCGCCGCGATCAAGCAGGGGTGCAAGCTTTACAAAGACGCTAAGACGTCTTTTATGGAGATCAAAAAGACTGTTGATGAAGTTGTATCGGATGCGAAACAAGTCAGAAGTTTTTGGCAAAAGCTCTTTGGAACAAACCCCAAGCCAGCCGTGCCAAAGCTTGTGGAGAAAAAGAAGGAAGCCTATGTCGCAGTAGATGAAACTGAAGTCATGGCTGGCATAGTCGCCGAACTGACCAAGTTTTTTAAACTGCAAGAACAGCTTGCTGAACACATCAGAGAAGAGGAAGAGAAAAGCAGAAACGTCTATGACCCCAATGCAAACTTGATGGAAGCCGCCTTGAAACGTGTCATGGCGCAAGACCAGATGGCGGCGCTGGAGGTTGAGATAAGGGAAGCGATGATATATCAAGCCCCTCCTGAGATGGGTGCGTTGTATTCCAAAGTGTTTGAGATGCGGGATGTCATCAAGGCAGAGCAGGATAAGGCAAGAAAGAAGAGAGACGATGAATCATGGCAACGCAAAGAGGAGGAGCGACTTCTAAAGGAAAGACAAGCGTATCTGCTGGCGACTATCCTTTGCCTCCTATATATGTGGTTGATGATCGGCCTATTAAGCAGGATTGGGAAGTAGTTATGGGATGGATTGCTTGTTGTATCTTGGTGGGTATGTTGCTACCTATTTTGGGTATGTTGTATATGGACGTATTGCAAACCAAGCAAGAAACCAAACAGCAGATTGAGAAGGTTGAAAAGTTACGTAGAGAAATTGAAAAGGAAAAACGAGATGATTCCAATAGTCGCATCCCTCCTCGGTAGCCTAGCCGAAAACGGCCTTGGCTTACTGTCCAGCGCCATACAAGCCAAAGGCAAGGAAGTGGTGGAGAACACGCTTGGCGTAAAGATTCCAGACTCACCCACCCCTGAAGATGTCGGCAAGCTACGCCAACTTCAGTTTGAGCATGAAGAGAAGTTGTTGGCGCTAGGCATAGAGAAAGCCAAGTTAGAACTGGAAGAGATGAAGGTTTTGGCAACCGCAGCGCAGAACGATGCCGACAACATCACAGACAGGTGGCAAGCGGATATGGTGTCCGACTCTTGGTTGTCCAAGAACATTCGCCCTATGTCGCTCATAGCCATCTTTCTAGGCTATTTCCTGTTTGCCATGATGTCTGCCTTTGGGTACAACGCAAACGAGTCCTACGTTACCTTGTTGGGTAACTGGGGAATGCTCATCATGGGTGCGTATTTTGGTGGCAGAACAGTTGAAAAACTTGCAGAAATGAGGAAGAAATGAGCTTAAATACTGAACAAGCCGCGTTCTTGCTGGACATGTGCAAGCTAATCCAATATGCTACAGACCAAGGGTTTGTGGTGACAGGCGGGGAGCTTGCCCGTACGCCCGAGCAACAAGCCATCTATTTCAAAACGGGGCGCTCAAAGACAATGAACTCCATCCATCTCAAGCGATGTGCCATAGACTTAAACTTTTTTAAGGATGGGAAAATCATTTGGGACAAGGCAACCATTGCACCGCTGGGCGCGTATTGGGAATCCTTACATCCCAAGAACAGGTGGGGAGGCAACTTCTCTAACCTTGTAGACTGTCCCCACTTTGAGCGCAATGTAGGTTAATCATGCCATTACAGAAACTTGAATTTAGACCCGGCGTAAACCGTGAAGGCACTACCCTTGCTAACGAGGGTGGTTGGTTTGAGTCCGATAAAGTTCGGTTTCGTTCTGGCTATCCCGAAAAAATTGGTGGGTGGGTACTTGACGCCGGTACTGACTTCTCTACTTGCCCAACCAAAACTTTTGCCGCCGACGGCACTTCAACTCCTGCTGCACCTACTACCGGCGTATTTTGGGGTGTTTGCCGCGCTATGTGGAACTGGTTGAATCTGGCTGGCTACAACCTGTTGGCGCTGGGCACCAATTTAAAATACTATATTCAAAGCGGAGCAGGCGGTAGCTTTTATGACGTTACGCCAATTCGCAGCGTAACTACGGCTGGCGAAGTAACTTTTGCAGCATCAAACGGTTCTGCTGTAATCACCGTTACTGATATTGGACACGGTGCTCAGACTGGAGATTTTGTATGTTTCAGTGGAGCCGTTTCTCTTGGCGGAAACATAACTGCTTCAGTACTTAACCGCGAGTACCAAATAACATACAAAACAAGTGACACATACACCATCACTGCGTCAGTAAATGCAAGCGCCAGCGACTCTGGAAATGGAGGCGCATCAGTAGTTGGCTCCTACCAAATCACAACAGGTAATGCAGTATTTACTCAAAACGTAGGCTGGGGTGCAGGTACTTGGGGCGGTTTAATTACAGGTACTAAAACAACAGCGGTGGCTGGTGGAACACTTTCATCAAGCAACACTACGGTCACGGTAACGTCTACAACAGGCTTTACAACTAGCGGTAGTATTTTGATTGACCAAGAAACAATTAACTACTCAGGCGTAACCGCCACAACATTTACTGGGTGTACTCGTGGTGTTAGCGGTACTGGTTCTGGCGCGGCTACTACCCATGCAAACGGTGCTGCGGTTGTTCAATCTACAAGCTTTACAGGATGGGGTTCTCCTGCGGCCACAAGTATTGGCGTGCAGTTGCGCTTGTGGAGTCAGTCAAACTTTGGTGAAGATTTAATATTTAACCCCCGTGGCGGTGCGCTGTACTACTGGGCAAATTCTGCGTCAGCAAGTACGTTTGACCGCGCTCAACTGCTTGGCCCAAGTGCTACGGTTGTAACAAAAGCAGGCTCACTATCTGTTGATGCGTACTGCCCTTCTGTAGCCAACTTTGTAACAGTGTCAGACGCTTCAAGGTTTGTTCTGGCATTTGGCTGTAATGATGCTGTTGCCGGAAGCTTGACTCAGAACCCCATGTTTATTGCATGGTCTGACCAAGAAAACTTTTCCGTATGGTACCCACAGGCTACCAACCAAGCGGGTAGCTACCAATTAAGCCACGGCTCACAAATTGTGACGGCCATTCAGACTCGCCAAGAAATACTGGTACTGACTGATTCAGCTATTTATTCTATGCAGTACCTTGGCCCACCTTATGTGTGGGGCTTCCAGTTAATGGGCGACAACATTTCAATTGTCAGTCCTAACGCTATTGTCACAGTAAATAACGTGACCTACTGGATGGGCGCAGACAAGTTCTATATGTACACGGGCCGTGTAGAAACACTCCCCTGCGCTTTGCGTCAGTATGTGTACGACGACATAAATCTTACGCAATCATTCCAATTTTTTGGTGGTACTAATGAAGGCTACAACGAAGTGTGGTGGTTCTATTGCTCTGCCAACTCAAACACAGTTGACAGGTATGTAATCTTCAACCACCTTGAACGTACTTGGTACTATGGCACACTGGCACGCTCGTACTGGTTGGATAGCCCTCTTCGTGCAACGCCTATGGCTGTTGGCTATGGTGGTCAATTGATCTACCATGAGAATGGCAACGACGATGGAACAACATCCCCTGCGTCGCCTATTGAGGCGTACGTGCAGTCCTCTGACTTTGATATCGGTGATGGCCATAATTTTGGTTTTATTACCCGCATCATTCCAGACGTTACGTTTGATGGCTCAACAGTTGATGCGCCTTCATTGAATTTTGCTGTTCGCCCTCGCCAGTTTCCCGGTACGAATTATGGAACAGCGGATTCGCCAACAGTTACCAGCGCACAAAATTACCAAACTCAACAGTACTACACCGTTCAACAGTTTACGCAGCAAATCTTTGTGCGGGTACGTGGGCGTCAAATGGCGTTAAAGATTATCTCCAGCGACTTGGGGGTGGCTTGGCAGTTGGGCGTGCCTCGTATTGATACTCGACCAGATGGGCGTCGCTGATGGCACTACCTGAATTTAAAACAGCCCCCCTTATTGCGCCTCAACAGCCGCGTTTGCCTGCGGCTCCGGCGGAATACACAGCCGAATTTATTGAGCAATACTCAAACATCTTACGGTTGTACTTCAACCAGCTTCAAAACTTTAATCAGCTCTTTACAACCAACAGTGGCGGAGCGCTGCTACAGTTTCCAAATGGTGCGTTTCATCAAGACGGGTATACAACTCTAACCAACGCCATACCAACTTCAGGCTCAACTGCGACTATTGTTGTTGGTTCAACTGCCGGGTTTGCATCTGCGGGGACTATCATTATTCAAAAAGAATTAATTAGCTATACAGGCAAAACTTCCACTACATTTACGGGTATTACCAGATCGCAGTACGGTTCATCAGGCGCTTCACACGCCGCAGGTCTTTATGTAACAGAAGCTCAGGCAGTGCCCTCCGCAACCACGGCTTTAGCTATTCCATACGATACAACAGATACCAGCAATCAAATATCTTTAGACCCCGCAGATAGCAGCAAGGTTATTTTTGCTGTTGCTGGATATTACAACCTACAATTTAGCATTCAACTTTTAAATGCCAAAAGTTCAATAGATAACGTAACTCTTTGGTTTAGGCAAAATGGTGTTGACATTCCAAATACGGCTGGAGTTGCAACCGTTCCTCTTGGCCCCGGCACCACTTTAGGCGCTGCTATCGCAGCTTGGAACTTAGTTACGCCTATAAACGCTGGTGACTATATTCAATTAATGATGGCCTCAGATTCTGGAGACACAGTAGCTGGTACTTACCCGCCCGGAACAGCGCCCGTGCATCCAGCATCCCCCGCCGTTATTTTTACCGCCACGTTTGTGTCGGCCTTGTTCCCGACGCCCTAACATGATACGATTTGACTTATATTCAGGAGGCTACTATGGCTGATGGTGGAATTGGCGAAGCCGCGTTAATTAGCGCCGTTGTTGGTGGAGGTGTTGCTGCTACGCAAGACCAAGACCCTCTTAAAGGTGCGCTTTTGGGTGGGCTCATAGGAGCCGGAGGCTATGGCCTTATGGGTGGTGCGCCTGCTGCGGAAGCTTTAGTTGGAGGAGCCGCTGCGCCTGCTGCGGCTGAAACCGCTGGTATTGCATCACTCCCCGGGGCTGCTGCAAACCCATTTGCAACACAAGCGGCAACACAAGCTGCGCAAGTAGCCTCAACAACAGCAGCTACCCCTGCACTGGCTGAGGCGCAGTTGGCGCTAGGACAATCCGCCGCACCTTCAATGTCAACTTTGGCAAGCCAAGTTCCAGCAGCGCAGTCTATGGCAAGCGTTAATGCCTCGAGTTCTGGATTGAACAGTCTTGTTGACAAGTTTGGCGCACTGTCTACCCCCGAGAAACTGCTGTATGGCGGCACCGCAGCTATGGCTGCCCCTACCATAGTGGGTATGTTTAGAGACAAGCAGGGAGTTGGCCCTACGGAAGAATACAGCGGCCCTTTGAGCAAGTTTAAATATGACCCCAGACGCTATTCCCCGTTGGAAGTCGAACAGCCCACACCCTACCGACCTGTATACACAGACTATCGTAGTTATGCAAGTGGCGGCCCAATCGAGCAAATGTCAAACGCAAATGCCGTGGGAGCCAACACAGGCTACCCTATGGCCAACATTAACCACGGCGCATACGCTACGCCCTACCAGCAACCCATATCTCGCAACGTAATCAGCGATGCTTCCGATACTGGGGTTAACCCTATAACCGGTGAAATGGCTTTTGCGTCGGGCGGTATCTCCAATCTTGGTACGTACTCTGATGGTGGTCGTATGCTCAAAGGCCCCGGCGATGGTATGTCTGACAACATCCCCGCCACAATTGCAGGTAAACAACCTGCCCGTTTAGCCAACGAAGAGTTCGTAGTTCCTGCCGATGTGGTTTCCCACCTCGGTAATGGCTCATCAGATGCCGGTGCCAAGCAGTTGTACAAGATGATGGACAGAGTTCGTCAGGCACGCACGGGCACCAAGAAGCAAGGCAAACAAATCAAACCCGAAAAGTACTTAGCTTAAACATGCCGCTTTACCACATCCCCCCTAACCAACTGCCTCAAGTTTGGCCGATTGCCGCCCCGATGCTACAAAAAGCCATTGACCTTGACCCGTCGGCTATCACCATTGAGCAGGTTGAGTATGCGGTTCGTACTGGGCGTTCGCATTTGTTGGTGTGGGAAGAACCTGATGAGGGCATCACTGGCGCTGTGACAGTGGACTTTATTGACTACCCAAGGGAGCGCGTAGCGCACGTAAACCTGATGGGCGGCAAGGGTGTTGTTAGGGATCACGTTTTTGACGAAGCCAAGAAGTGGATGAAGCTCAACGGAGCTACCAAAGCCCAGTGCTGGGCGCGAGGCACATTGGTTCAGATGTACGAGAAGATGGGTATGGAAAACACCCATCAAGTCATGAGGATTAAATTATGAACATACTAGACATGAAACGTAAGTTGCTCCCCATGAGCGGCTATTACATGGATGGCGGTGGTGGCGGTGGCCAACCTTCGCAGTCAAGTGTGTACCAGACCAATATCCCAGAATACGCTCGTCCTTATGTTGAGCAAATGTTGGGTACGGCACAACAGCAAATTTTTAATTACGAAAAAGATGCTGACGGTAATTTAGTGCCAACTACCATGAAAGGTTACCAACCTTTTAGTAACGATCCAAGCTCCTATTTTGCTGAAGCATCTCCTATGCAAAAGCAAT